GGAATATGCACAGGAAATCGCAGATATATGTCACGACATTCAGTTGATTCTCGATCAGTGTGAAGACATCAACGCTGAAGTGGTTCGTGCTATAGTTGTATTATCACAAATGAATTTACATATTTGGCACAATGAATCTAATTATCGGAAAGGCATCAAGGATGGCAATAATTTAGAACTCACGCATGGTCTAAATGGTATACGAAATACTGCAAAGAATAAAATACAAGAATTAGCGGGCGGACGAAAAGATTATAAGATTGATTGTCTCGCTGCTGACTTTAAAGATTGGGACATTAGTTGGGGCGAATAATAATAGAAACACGATTAAGGAGTGTTTTAAAAACAATTGGATGGAGAATCATTGCCATTATTAATAGCTTTGTTATATTAATAAGCGGCTTGTCAGACGATGCCTTATTAAATGCTTTATACATGAATCTAACTGGTTTGTTCCTTTACTATTTTTATGAAAGAGCTTGCAATCAACTATCACACGGAATAACAGAGGTTAAAAAATGAATATATTAATTACCGGCGGCGCTGGATACATTGGCAGTGAATTACTTTCTTATTTATTGGAGGAACACCAAGTTACTGTGTATGATAGCTTGATGTATGATCCCACCTCTTTATTGAGATATACACCCCACCCTAATTTCAATTTTGTTAAAGGTGATGTGAGAGATCTAAAAACATTGACCAAATATATGTCTAAAGCAGACATTATCATACCGCTCGCCGCTCTGGTGGGTTTTCCTCTGTGTAGAGATGACCCCCGCGCAGCAAAAGAAATTAACCATGATGTAAATGCGTGGATTGCAAAAAACAAATCAAATCAACAAATGGTCATCTATCCTTGCACAAACTCAGGATATGGGATTAGCGAAGGCGGCTCTGTTTGCACAGAAACATCTCCACTAAACCCAATATCACTTTATGGGAAAACCAAAGTTGCTGCTGAAAAAGAATATAAAAATGTCGAAAACCATGTTACATTTAGATTAGCTACAGTTTTTGGACCTTCCTCTCGGATGAGAACAGATTTATTGGTTAACAGTTTTGTTCTCAAGACTATGCGAGAAAAAATACTTGTCTTATATGAGTGCGAATTTATGAGAAATTATGTGCATCTATTTGATGTTTGTGAGGCGTTTAAATATGTTATTGACAATTGGGAAGAATGCAAAAATGAAACATACAATGTAGGCAACGATTCTTTAAATATGAATAAGTTGGATTTGGCGAGAAAGATACAAAATCATTTACCACTAGAAATAATCAGAGCAGAATTCACACAAGACTTGGACAAAAGAGATTATGTCGTCAGCAGTCAGAAATTTTATGATAAAGGATTTGAATGTCAGCACGACTTAGACGCGGGAATTCAGCAATTGATAAAGGCATACAATATAATTGAATCTCCTTGGTATGCGAACTATTAGGAAAAATATGAGTTTAGATGTTTTATTTATAAATCCAGGAAATGCAAAAAAGATATATCAAGATCTTGCTAAAGACTATTCTGCCATTGAAACGCCAACTTGGGCGCTTTTGCTTGCACAATCTTGTCGTTCCGTGGGATACGATGTTGCCATTCTTGATGCAAATGCCGAAAGACTAGCTAATGCAGATGTTATAGAAAGGATTAAAAATCTCAATCCAAGGTTAATTTGTTTTGTAGTGTATGGGCAAAATCCCAATTCTGGTACTGTCAACATGAGCGGTACCGTTGTATTGGCGTCAGACATTAAAAAATCTGGAATCAGTATCCCAATATCAATAATTGGTTCACACGTACAATCACTTCCATATGAAACACTAGCACAAGAAGAAGACATTGACATTATCTTTGCAAATGAGGGCGTCTATGCCCTTAGAAACCTTCTTGAAATAAAAAACTTACACGACACTGAGCAATTGTCCACAGTACGAGGTATTGGATTTATGAAGGACGGAGAGGTATTCTTGACAGCGCCAGAGAAGGTTGTACCACAAGATAGAATGGATATAGACCTGCCCGGATATGCTTGGGATCTTTTGCCGTATAAAGAACAACCTCTTGACCTATATCGTGCCCCAATGTGGCATGCAGAATATGTTCAGGAAAACCGCTTTCCTTATGCTGCCTTATATACATCTCTTGGGTGTATGTTTAAATGTTCATTTTGCATGATTAACATTTTAAATAGAGATGACAACGATCCTGTCGGAGTCGCTTCAAACTATGCAGGGATGAGATTTTGGTCACCCGAATTCATTATTAAAGAATTTGATAAACTTTTCGATATGGGTGTTAGAACATTGCGAATTAGCGATGAGATGTTCCTGTTAAATAAGAAATATTATGTGCCATTATGTAGCTTGTTGAAAGAGCGCGGCTATGGTGACAAATTAAATATGTGGGCATATTCTAGAATCGATACCGTTAGAAAACCAGAAAACCTTAAATTGGTCAGAGAAGCGGGGATTAAGTGGCTGTGCCTCGGTATAGAAAGTGGAGATATAAATGTCAGACTTCAGGTAACAAAAGGAAAATTTGAAGATATTGATATTCGAGAAGTTGTCAGCATGGTACATGATGCCGATATCGAGATTATTGGAAATTATCTATTTGGGCTTCCCGGAGATGATCATACAAGTATGCAAAAAACTTTTGATTTAAGTTTAGAATTATGTACGCTAGCATGGAATGCTTATGCAGCAATGGCACTTCCTGGCAGTTTATTGTACAAAGAAGCAGTAGAAGCAGGACACCAGATGCCAGATGATTATGCCGGGTATTCTTTTCATTCATACAACACACAACCATTACCCACAGAACACTTAACACCAAAAGAGATATTAAAATTTAGAGACGAGGCGTGGTTAAAGTATCATACTTATGAGCCATTTTTACAAAAAGTGGAAAGCAAATATGGCTCAATTGCTAGAGACAATATCGAAGATATGACCAAGATTAGTCTTAAAAGAAGGATATTAGGAGATTAATATGGAAGACACCAAATTAGAAACATTGGCAAAATCTGTTAGAAAACGAATTTTTAAATTTAAAACTAAATCGGGATATGGACATTTGGCGAGTTGCCTCTCCTGTGTTGATATTGTTTCTTCGTTGTATTATGATGACGAAACAGCATTCAATCACTTAGAAGATGTTTTAATTTTTAGTAAAGGTCACGGCTCTCCTTGCATCTATCCAATATTAGCAGATCTTGGATACTATGATGAATCTGAACTGGAAAAATACTGCACTCCCGAAGGAATACTCAAATTACATTCAGACAGTTCAATAGGGGGATGTCATTTCGTCGGCGGATCCTTGGGAAATGGCATTGGCTATGCAGCAGGATTAGCACACGGAAGCAAGAAAAATGTTTATGTGGTTTTGGGGGATGCTGAATTATATGAAGGTTCGGTTTGGGAAACTTTAATGTTTGTTGCACATCACAATATCAACTTAACGATGATTGTAGATAGAAATGCAATGGGAATTTTAGGTAAGACAGAAGAGTTGCTGCAATTGGAGCCTTTACATCAAAAATTTAAAAGTTTTGGATTTGAAACGTATACTATAGATGGTCACAATTTTGAGCAGCTTAGACAAGTATTTTCAGAAACATCAAATATGCCAAGAGTTATAATCGCTAATACAATTAAGGGAAAAGGCGTTAGCTATATGGAAGATATATGGCAATATCACACCATCATTCCCAAGAGTGAAGATGACATCGAACAAGGATTGGAGGAATTATCGTGAGTTCTCAAAGAGACACTTTTATTGTAAGATTGTTTGAGAGAGCAAAAGAAGATAAAGATATCTGTCTTATCTCTGTTGATATGGGAGCGCCATCCCTCGATCGATGGCGACACGAATTACCAAATCAATTTATTGCGGCAGGAATATCCGAACAGAACGCGATAAACTATGCAGCCGGATTATCTGCTGCGGGCAAAAAAGTGTATGTTTATTTTATGGCGTCTTGGGTTGCACGCTGTTTTGAACAAATAAGATATTCTTGTGCTATGGCAAATAATCCAATTACAATATTGGGTAATGGCGTGGGGCTAGGATATGCCCCCGCAGGACCGGCTCACGAACCAACTGAAGATATTGCTTATATGAGATCTTTATGTGGCATTGAAATTTATTCACCAGCTAATTCTGAATTTACAAAAAGCTTGGTAGATTTAACTTGCGATCACCCAAAATTAAGATACATTCGACTAGAAAGATCCTATCCAAAAAAGCTGGATGAACTATATGGCACAGGGAAACTATCCAAACAGTTTTTAGATATGGGTATATTGCCAGCTTTTCCAGGCTTATCTGAGCCTCCAACTAATAATCGTCCCAAGATCTGCATCTTATCAAGCGGATATATGCTGGGAAGAGCACATGATGTTTATAGAAAACTATTACAAGACAAATATGAAGCAACAGTCACGGACGTATGGAAAGTAAAGCCGTTAGACTTACAGCATTTCAATAGAGCAGTCGCGCCCTATGATATTTTGGTGACTCTGGAAGAACAAACACTATCAGGAGGATTTGGTTCCGCTATCTGCGAATTAGTTACTGACGGCAGCCTTAAAAAGAGTGTATTAAGAATTGGACTACCAGAGAAATATATATTCGAAAATGGAAACAGGGAACATCTTTTAAATACCAACGGATTATCCGTGGAAGAAATATATGAAAAAATTGTCAAGTTTCATAGGTGCCAAAAATGAATTTGATCACAGAGCGAACAGAGTCACAAAATATTAATGGTCTAGTTCACATAAAATTAGACACTTTCGAAGACTATAGAGGTGAAATTTGGACAGTTTATTCCGAAGACTATTGTGACTATAAATTTGTTGCCGACAAGATTACCATTTCAAACAAAGGTGTCTTACGAGGTTTCCACGGGGATCCATATACTGCAAAACTAATAACCTGTTTAAGCGGCAAATTTCAACTTGCTGTAGTAGACTTGCGCGAAGGCTCACAAACATATGGTAATGTCGATATCTTTATAGTTTCTGATGACGATCCCTCAATAGTCATAGTGCCAGAAGGATGTGTCAACGCACATCTATGCCTTTCAGAAAAATGTGTATTTTATTATAAGTGGTCTGAACAATATCGTGGACCAGACCATCAAATTACAATTGCTTGGGACGATCCCGAGATAGGAATTAATTGGCAAATAGAAACACCAATATTATCTGAAAGAGACAAGAACGGCGAATTGTATAAGGGACAATCTCTTTAAGGAGAGACAGTATGCCAGGTAGAAAAACATTATACAAAACTTTACCTTCAAACGCTATAGTGGCAGAAATAGGGGTTTATGATGGAGCAAATGCAGCAGTGATATTAAACAATGCCTTTCCAAAAAAACTGTATTTAATCGATCCATGGATATCGACGGACAATTATCAAGATTTCTCCACCGACCAACTCATCGAGGCTGAAAAACGAACTAGGCACATAGTTAAAGACTACACTGACACGGGTCGTTATGCCGCAAAGCTGGGTCACATTGAGTGTTACATATGTTACACTGATATTACAATAATTAAGGACTTTTCCACGTCTGCCTCAAAACAGTTTGAAGATCATTATTTTGATTGGATTTATATTGATGGCTCTCACATATATGAAGATGTAAAAGCGGATTTGGCTTATTGGATCCCAAAAGTAAAAAAGGGAGGATATATATGCGGACACGATTTTAGTTTAGATGACAATCGGAAATGGGAAGGTGTCCATGGAGCAGTTTGCGAGTTTATTGTGAAATATGTTGAAAAAAAGCCGGAAATCATAGAGGAAGCCCAGGACCGCCATCTTAGGCGATGCCATAATCGTTCGGCTCGCGGCGACAACACCCCCCCAGAAGTCTCACTGGACGGCACTCGCGGCAATTATTGGTTTCGATCTACAACTCCTCCTGAAATAGTAGAAACCGTTTTAAAATGGATCGATCACTTCCCCGGTCAGGCACGATCTTTCAAGCTACAAGTGGGCGATTGGGCAGACGACCTAAATTATAAAGAAATAATAGAAGATTCAAAACAAACAAGGTAAGTCAATTTTATGAATATTACATTTCCATTAGCAAAAGAAACAATTAATGAAGAAGACGTTAACGCATTGTGTGATTGGCTCAAGTCATACCCCAGGCTGACAAAGGGTCAGCTAACATGGGATGTTGAAGCTGCCTGGAGCAAGTTTATTGGTACCAAGCATGCAGTTTTTAACAATTCTGGCTCCTCCGCAAATCTCTTAATGATTTATGCCGCGATTCAAGCAGGAAGAATCCCGAACAAGAAAATAGCAGTCCCATCAGTTGGCTGGGTTACAACAATCGCACCAGCAATTCAATTTGGCTTACACCCAATTATGGTTGGTGCAGATAAAGATACTTTTGGAATGGATTTAGATCAACTTGAAGAAGTCTGCAAAACAGAGAAACCAGATGCGGTTATTTTCGTTCAGGTTCTCGGTGTTCCACACTATAAGGAGAGGCTGCTTGCTCTTAAAGAAAAATATGGATTTATTTTATTGGAAGACGCCTGCGCTGCACTTGGCGCTTCTTACTCCGATGGTCAGAGGGTTGGCACCGTTGGCGATATGTCTTCATTCTCGTTTTATTTTGGACACCAGTTATCTACCATTGAAGGTGGAATGGTGAATACGGATGACAAAGAGTTATATGAAATGCTACTGATGCTACGTTCACACGGATGGGCAAAAGACTTGTCGGAAGAATCATATGAGCAAAAAATGAATTCGCACGATATTGATGACTTCCACAGTCCATTCGCTTTTTTCGTTCCAGGGTTTAATCTAAGATCGACAGACTTACAGGCATTCCTTGGTCTGCGACAAATCGACAAAGCACAGTGGGCAGCAGATAATCGTAATAAAAATCATATTCTTTATGCTGATATTTTAGATGGATTTGTGGAATATCAAAAATGGGGAGATAATTTCCCCGTTTCTATTTCGTTTGGTGCGTTGGCGCACACCGGCAATCATCGACGTGAGATAATTAACAGGCTCGTTGACAACGGCATTGAAACAAGACTTTTTAGCGCAGGCAATTTAGGCTTGCATCCATTTTGGTATGAAAGATATGGTAAATTTGAAGATAAGGTTAGCAACAGTATACACTCAAGAGGGTTCTTTTTACCAAACTATCCCGAACTCACGGAACAGGAAATACAATTTATCTGTAAAGTCGTTAAAGGGTAGTGATGAAGATACTGGTAGTTGGCGAGAGTTGTTGTGATATTTTTAACTATGGTGAGTGTAATCGCTTATGTCCAGAGGCACCAGTTCCAATTTTTAACTCTATACAAACAGTTGAAAATGGGGGTATGGCATTAAATGTGAAAAACAATATCGTTGCTTTAAATGTGGATACTGATCTATACACAAACACAAATTGGAGCACAATAACCAAAACCAGATTTATAGATATAAGAACCAATCATATGTTTATGCGACTAGATTGCAATGATAGCGCATATGACAGATTTGATATAAATCAACTACAATATGATCAGTATGATGCGGTTGTGGTATCGGATTATAACAAGGGATTTTTAACAAAAGAAGATATTAATCAAATAAGTTTGGAACATGATTGTGTGTTTTTAGATACAAAAAAATACTTAGGCTCTTGGTGTGAGAATGTTAAATATATCAAAATCAACGAACACGAATACGAGAACAATAAGAAATACATAACCAATAATATTAAGGATAAGACTATAATCACTTTGGGACCAAAAGGTTCTATATATAAAGACACGATATATCCTGTGCCAAAGGTAGAAATTAGGGATGTATCGGGTGCCGGTGATTCTTTTATTGCAGGGCTCGTTGTTAAATACATTGAAAAAAAAGATATAATTGATGCAATCAAGTTTGCCAATTGTTGTGCCACACAGGTTGTACAAAAAAAGGGCGTAAGCATAGTATGACAACTGTGTGGACAAATGGATGTTTTGATATTTTACACCGAGGGCATATCGAACTATTTAAATATGCCAAATCTTTAGGTGATAGTCTAATTGTAGGGCTCGATTCTGATAAAAAAGTCAAATTAGACAAGGGACAGGATAGACCTATAAATTGTGTTGAAGATAGAAAATATATTTTGGAATCAATACGACACATTGATAAAGTGCTGATATTTGAATCAACAAAAGAACTAGAAAATTTGATTAAAGAAACAAAACCAGATATAATGGTAATAGGTTCTGACTGGAAAGATAGAACAGTTATTGGTCAACAGTATACAACTAAATTATTATTTTTCGATAGAATTGGAAATTATTCCACCACAGAGATATTAAAACAAAAGGAGATATAATGTCTGATACCAAAAAATTTAAATTATCAAATCAAGCCATAGGAGCGCTGATGTTGGCACTACAAAGATCCCTCTTGGAACAAAGCGATATTGTTCCAGTCTTAGAGTCTTGGGAACTTACTGATAGCCCACAAGGACTGCTGGTGGGAAACCCCCCAGTGCTACATAACGCGAATATCGAGGATGATGCACCTGAAAGCGATGTATTTGATGCTTGGGTTGATGCAATCGGTGATAAAGCACCTTGGCAACGTTAATATAATAATCAATAATGCCAAAATATGTTTATCAATGTTCAGGATGTAATATGCTCTTTGAGGTCGTACACTCGTTTAATGAAGTGCTACAGACATGTTCACAAATAAGCGATCATTGTGAGTGCGATCCCCAGAGTGAAATTGTACGTATCCCCCAGAACATTAATTATATTACCAAACAAGAAAAAAAGGTTCGTGTGGGACAAGTCGTTGACGAGCATATTAAGAACGCTAAAGACGAAGTAAAAACTTATAAAAAAGAGATGATCAATTGGAACCCGAAAAAATAGAATTAATAATTGCCATATCATTACTTATTTCAATGATTCTAAATGGAGTATTGATATGGTATGCAGTCAAAGTGCTACAAAAGCTCTCGTATGTTTATGACAATATAGGCGCGATGCAGACTATGAACGGTTCTTTTTTAGAACACCTTGAGTCCGTATATGAGATGGAGATGTTTTATGGTGAGCCCACTATTGCCAAACTAATAGAACACTCAAAATTTGTTTTTACACAATATGAAAATTTTAATGAAATATTGGCAGATCTAGAACAAGGTATAATAACCATACAAGAAGAAACACAAGAAGAAACACAAGAGGAAACAGATGCCGAGAAAGAGATCGGGTAAACATTACTTTACCAAGGATCATGAAAATGCAATAATTCAATATGTAGCAACAGATGATCAAAGACTAAGAACCCAGTTATATATTGAATATATTGGACCCGCATTCAACGAGATGGTTGATAAGATTGTTTATACATATAAATTTACAAATTTGCCCAACATTGATGCCTTAAAGGATGAATGCAAAGTTTGGTTAACAACTATATTAGACAAATATGATCCAAACAAAGGCTCTAAAGCCTTTTCTTATTTTAGTGTAATCACAAAAAACTGGTTTATTCACAAAGTTAAGAAAAATGCAAAAAGAGCACGAACAGAAGTATTATATGATGAACTGCCAAAGGATATAGAAAGCGAACGTCTTGTAACCACCAATAAATATCACAACGAACGAGAGGAAAAAGAATTTTGGATGTCGCTCTGGGTTGAGATTGATAATTGGGATACCGGCAATCTAAAAGACAATGAAAAAAAAGTTTTAGAAGCTGTGAAGATACTTTTACATTCCATTGATGAAGACGAGATGATATATAATAAAAAGGCGATATACCTTTATCTTAGAGAGTTGACAGGGTTAAATACGAAACAGGTCGTTAATAATTTAAACAAATTGCGAATTAGGTATCGTATTTTTAAGAAAAATTGGGTAAATGGAAAAATATAATGCTCACAGCCTCTAATTATTAGGGAGTGCGAACATTATGAAAAAAATAGACAATTATCTTGAAGAAACAATTGACAATATACGTAAAGATCGTGAAATAACGAAAGAGCTACTTAACGATTTAATTGTATATCTGAGCGCAGACGAAGCACGACACAGAGAAGTTGGACAAGTCGCCGCGAAATACGTTGAAACATTGCAGCGCTCAAACGAACAGCTTGTCAAAATTGTAACTTTGTTACAAAAGAAACAAAGTGGAAATGCAACTTTATCTGATGTAGATAAAACACAAATCTTCGATTTGCTCAACGGAGATGAATATAAATGAGTTCCACTTCTAGCTTATTGGAGCTTATATTAAACCAGGAAGCTTCGCATGCCTATGGCGACGACACAAATTATACCCTACAAGATGAAACTTTCGGCTCAGCAGTTTTAAGAAACACACAGTCTATCACCAACAGATCTCAACAACTGTTTGCTGGTAATGGTGTTGGATATAAAGCGATTATTTTAGCATATCAGGATCAGGGATTAACCATTAGCACTACTGGCAGAACAAACACTAGTGGAGAACAGCAAAAAACGCCCCCTGTTGATGGCATACTGGGCTCTCTCGCAAACGGGCTCAAAGCACTTGGGTTTAGCGCCGACGCCCCCCAGGTACAGGCTTTATCACAAATTAATATACTGAATGGTATTAGCGCACACGTATGGATACCCACTTTAGATCGGAAGGTGCCGGAAGTATATAAAACCTCTGACAACAACTCTGCAATTGGTATAAAAGATCTTCAATCGTTTCCAGTTTGCAAGATTGACGATGAGAGACTAGTACAATCATTACCCCCTATTGGTTCCCTGGTTGTGGTTGACTATGAAAATCGAGAAACTAAATCTGGGCTTACTTTAAAATATTCGGTATGCACCGATGCTAGCTTTGCTCGCATTATTATGACTGAATTCACTCAGATCGACATCTCCGACATACAATTCAAGGCAGTCATGGCGCATGAGATCATAGAAGACTCATCCTTTGACATCCCCCAAGGAGATCCTATCCCTGCTACGCCTCCACGCCGAAGTGATAAGTGCAGTTCGACTCCTGCAACCGCCGCAGATATTAATAACGCATACTGGCAAATCAAGGCTGTTCCAGGCTGGGCGGATAAGATTGTTTTAGTTGCAAACAGACTTCGCATACCAGATCCAGGCTGGTTAGCGAATGTCATGTATTTTGAGACAGGCGCGGATCAAATCAACCCCTATTCTAAAGCAACTCCCAAAGAGCGAATGAAAACCTTCGATCCTTCTATAATTAATCATATTGGCTGCGGTGGATTAATACAGTTTTGTCCAGGATCCGGTGCCGCACAGGTTGGCAAAACGGTAGGAGAATTGACGGCAATGGGTGCATTGGAACAGATGGACTATGTTGAAAAATATCTGACCCCGTATATTGGACGTATGAATACATCAGCAGATTTATACATGGCAATATTTTTTCCAGCCGCCGTTGGGCACGGACCAGATTACAGTATGTATGATTACTATGTCGAGCGCGAGGGCCAGGAGTGGGCGGATACGAGGTACGCCGCTAATAATAAGTCACGCACCGCTGGTGATTATCAAAAGAGTGCAGATAGGCATGCAAAATTACCAGTTTGTTTAGAAGTCTCTTCATAATATAATAAATAATGTCACGAATACCAACACTACAAAGACCACCTTTAAAACCAAAAGTTTCTATTGTTGGTGCTGCACAAAGTGAGGGTCCAAGCGCAGGGGGTATTCCACCAGCCAGCTTAGATGGTTATGAAATTATAGATGGAACCTATATTCTATATTACAAAGGTGGTAGAATTGGCACTGCATACAAATTAGTTAAAATTGATGGTAAAAACATTATAAAAGAAGTTGCTGTTTATTTAATTGCTATGATAAATGCGGCAAAGAAAGATGGCATCGATTTGCGGGTAACTAGTGGATTTCGCACAATGCAAGAACAACAAACACTATTTAGTCAAAATCAAGGCGCTCCCTCTATAGTCGTGGCTAAGCCTGGATTTTCTACTCACCAAACTGGAATTGCTGTTGATTTTAGTATTTATGATAAACAGGGTATCGTTTATGAATGGCTTGTAAAAAATGCATATCGATTTGGATTTATTAGAACAATCCCAAGCGAAAGATGGCATTGGGAATATTGGGGAGACTGGACAGAGCAAGTTAAGCCAGATTGGGCAGGCGGCTCCCGTGGAGGATCAAATAGATTAAAACATAAGCGACTATCTATGTTTTCAAAAGTTCCAAGAATTCATAGTTGTGGAGATGGAAAACTTGGTGGCAATTTTGTAATGAGGCAATGTGATTGGTGGACCTCTCATGGTGCCGCTGGAAAACACACAGATGCGCTAACTAATGGTGCAACTAATTCTTGGATTGGATTCTCGGGCAAATTTCTACCTGAATCGAAATGATCATAAGTTTTAATTTATAACTATTTACTATTATGGCTGACCAAAGTGAAAAAAATGTTGATCTTTCCGGGTTTGAAAACGACGCCGTAGTAACAGTCGCTGAGAATGATCCGTCCTACGAAGCCGGTCACGGAAGAGGTTTATACTGTGAAGATATTCTAGAGCCCCTCCCGCAAAGAATTAATGCACTTGGTGAGACAGTAACTAAAAATGGCAATGCCTGGATAGTTCTTGGCAGAGACAGACCCGGATCTCGTAGTTCGGGATACGGCGGCAGCGGCGCAACTCAAGCAAGCTCAATAGACTTGTGCGTTGGAATGGGTACAGGCAGAAACAATGAGCAAGTAGACCCAAACTTCAAAGGCGATGCCGCTCGTATATACATTTCTCAAAGATGCGATGTTGACGACGCTTTCAGGCTTATGCCACCTCAGACTGGGATGTCAGACCCCAGTACGGGCGAGTCCGATGGCATATCAGATATCGGATATCCTAAAAATCAATCGGCAATCGGCATTAAAGCAGATTCAGTCCGCGTTATTGGAACAAATGGTATTAAATGTATTACCAGACCACAGAACCAAGATAGTCGCGGTGGAACTGCGGCATTTGCCGGTATTGAGCTAATTGCTGGAAACGACGAAGGAGAATTGCAATATATGGTTAAGGGTGACAATTTAATTGAATGCTTAAGCGATCTAGAAGACAGAATCGCCAAAGTTGCCTCTATGGTTTTTAATTTTCTCACCGCACAAATAAAAGTTAATGCGGGACTTGCAAAACACTATCATTTTGGTATGGGGGTGTCCACGACGGGACCGGTGCCCGTCACCACCTTTCCATCACTTGACCTCGCGCCCGTATCACTTAACGCTATATTAGATGAAGCCCAGGGCGTAATGGACAATTTTTCTGAAAGAGCGAATTTAAATATTAACTGGCATCAAAAATATTTAACACCCATGAATAGTAAATATATTCTAAGCAAGTATAACAAGGTAAATTAAATGCTTGATAATTGGCGAGAACATGATGAATGTAGCCCTTGGCTTGAGGAAGGCAACTATTATATTGTAGTTGAATCTGAGCACCAAACCCCAGGAAATGATACTGAGCGCGGTTACCGGCTTACGGATGCAAAACTCAAGGGTGTTGGCAAATTATTACAATTTTATGGGAAAGAAATACCCGAAT